TTGTATCTAAATTTACATCACAAAATATTGTCCCCTCTGTTTGCCCTATTAAACTACTTATACCTGTTTTAGAAATTACATCAGCATTACGAGTTACACTTGCTGTAGTTGTTGGAATGTATGAAGTAGCGTAAGAACCTTGTTCTAATTGACACCCCCAAAAATAAATAGTTTGATTACTTACATAAGGTAAAATTTGCAATAAACCTGTACCACCTGCAGTAAAAGTTCTTGTTAATATTTGTCTAAACCAACCATTACCAACACTTACAGATGAATAAACATCAGTACCCGCAGGACTTGCTCCCCCAAAAATAATAGTTTGAGTTGCGGTTTTACTATATATAGATAATGTAGCACTTGTCCAACCTGAAATTGCATTTTGTTGATACAAATATCCATTTAAACCAAAAACAACTGTATCCGCATTTTGTGTTCCGTCAGGACTAATAACATTGTTTGCTGTAACTGTAGCATTAAACGCAGATGTTGTCCAAGCTGCTTGCTCAAATTGTTCTGAATATAAAACATTATTAGTTCTTTGAGGCTCTACCAATAAACTCGGACAACTTCCGTTTGTGTAATCAATACGAGGTACGTTATTCGCAACGCTTTCAATTAAACCTAAATTATTTACTCTTGTTGCTGTTGTAGCTCTTGTAACAGTCATATCACCTGAACCATCACTTGGAACAACCGAATATAATTTACTCGCTTTAAATCCGTTTGGCGTTACTATTAACGATGCTTTATCTAATAAACTCATTATATATTATTTAAATTTGATAATTGATTAAAAAGGCATTTTTTAGCCTCAAACGTTCCACCATCTGCAATAGTTCTATCTTGTAATGTAGAAACATTATAAAATATTTCCATACTATCATAGATACTAAAATTAGCAGTTATTGTTCCACCACTTTGTTGGTTTAACGTTAAAGTTTTTATTTCAGTTCCTGTTATTGTAGCAGAATTTATTTTACCCTGATATGCTGAATTAAAAGTATTCCAATCCGTTGAACTTAAAAAACCACTTTGGCTTGTATTTGATTGCAATATTGACAAAGTTCTATTTGCTGATAAATCACCACCACCTTGTAAAGGACTTGTGGTACTTATGCTTGTAGCTTTTGTAGCTAAACCACTTAAATCTTGGTCACCTGTATTACTTCCTGATAGTGTAGTAATTCCAAGTTTAGTTTTAATTGTAGCAGTTGTTTCATCACCTGTATTAGTTCCACTTTGATTTGCAATAGTTGTTAAATTTGCATCAGTTACATATCTTTTATTTGAACTATCTGCTATATCTGCTGTAGTAGCGTCTGCACCTGCAGTAACTAAACCTTTAGAATCGTATGTTATTTTAGTTTTAGTAGCACCTGTAATTGCAGTATTTTTAACTACTAAATTTGATAAATCTTGGTCGCCTGTATTTGAACCACTTAAAGTAGTTATACCTAATTTAGATTTAATTGTAGTAGAAGTTTCATCGCCTGTATTAACTCCTGATTGATTACCTATAGTAGTTAAGTTAGCATCTGTAACGTAACGTTTATTAGTTGAATCTGCAATATCAGCAGTTGTAACGCTTTTATTTTTCCAAAGTGAAGTTGAACTCTCGTAAGATAATAATTGATTGTTAGAAACACCATTAATAGCTACATTAGCCAATTCGTGAAGTTCAAAACCATTTTGGATTCTATAAACAATAGTTCCATTAGTTGGTGAAGTTCTAACAACATTACCTAAATATACTAAATGATTCGGAGCAGAAGGTTTAACATTTGTAATATATCCTGCAGTAGTAGGACTTAAATAAATAACATCACCATCAGCTAAAGTATCTGAAGTAAAAGGATGTGTAGCACCTGCACGTGTATCTAAATTATCTAAATGACCTAATACAGTTACATATCCATCTGCATTATTAGAAATATTATTTTTAACAACTCCAAATGTACCTGCACTTGCAGCTTCACTATTTGCTTGTGCTTTTACAAAGTTAGGTCTATTACCTGTACTACCTAAAATATAAACAATAGTTCCTGTATATAAAGTTGCCCCTGTTGAATTACGACCTATAATTGATATAGCTTCTGCATTATCTACTACACCTGAATTATCTACATCATAAGTAGCTTTTAACATATCACCACCACCTCCACCACCTGTTTGTGCAACCCAACTTCTAACACCACTTGTTGTAGAGGCTAAAATATAACCATTTGCAGCAGGAACACTTAAGTAATTTTCTTTTAAAGAATCTTGACTATCAACATAAGAAGTTGTTGCAAGTCCACTAATTGAAGGTATAGTTGGTTTATTTAATATTTCTGCATCAGTACCTACAGCGTTCCAATCGGCATTAACATTTACTTCAGCCCCTGAAGCAATACCTGCTAATTTATTTTTTTCTGTAGTAGTATAATCGTTTGCACTTAAACCCTTACCTTCAACTTTATCAACTTTTAAAGCATCTTGATTATCTACATAAGCAGTAGTAGCTAAACCTGCTATAGAAGGAATACTTGGTTTATTTAAAATTTGTGAATCACCACTAACAGAATTCCAATCAGCATTTACATTAACCTCTGCACCTGATTGAACACTATCTAATTTTGTTTTTAATGTATTTGTAAAGTCATTTTCACTTAAACCTTTACCTGCTATTTTATCTACCTTTAAAGCATCTTGTGTATCTACGTATGTAACAGTAGCTAAACCACTTATTGAAGGTATTGTTGGCTTATTAAGTATTTGAGAATCACCTGATGTTGAATTCCAATCAGCGTTTACGTTTACTTCAGCTCCTGCTTGTATTCCATCAAGTTTGTTTTTTAAAGCAGTAGTAAAGTTATTATCTGAAGAAGGTATAACTACATCGCCTATTTGCCCATTTACAGAAGTAACTAAACCGCCACCTGATACAGAATTTATATTAACAGTAGTTAGTTCAGGAGTAACAGCTATATTAATTGTTTCTCTTGTTGCATATAAATTAAAATCAATAACATCGGTAGATATTGAAGGATTGATAACTACATTTTCAGTAGTTTCATTAACGCTAATATTTATATTATCAGGCATACTATCTTGTTATATCACATTTAACTACAAAATTTCCTTCAATCCAAGTTTTAACAGTTCCATCTGCAAAAGTTATTTCAATATCATATAAGTAATTAAATTCAGGTATATTAATTATCTGTTTATTAATTCTAAATAAACCATTAGCAGCATTTGTAATAGTTAAACCTGCACTTGCAACTGTAGTAAAAGATAAAACAGGAACACCACCACATTCTTTTTTTAATTGCATCTTAATTACAGCACCTGTTAAATTAACATTAACTGAATTTTTAACAACTTGAAAACTTACAGCTTCAAATGTATCGCCTTGTATATGTGAGAAATTTAAACTCATATCTTATTTTGTTTTTCTAATTTATTTAAAAAGACTTCTAATTTTTTAACATTAGTTTCTTTTGGTTTATATGTTTCTTTTATAGCACCCATCCTGTGAAATTTGCATCTTTATCAGGATACATATCTGCATTTGAATTTAGATTGTATTCAGGAAATAAAACTTGGTTAAAAGTCATATAATCAATAAACCTATTTGTATAACTTTGTGCAGTATCACGTGCTTTTTCAATTAAAAAATCTATTTCAGTTTTATCAACTGCTGTACTATTTTCAGAATTATGTTTAAATACACCTTTTTCGCTTATTTTAATAGATGCATAAGGTAAGAACTCTACCATAGTCCAATGTATTACCATCATTTTAATATAGTCGCTTAAAAGCGTTGTATATGGTGCAGCTAAATTACTTGCTACAATACCATCGTTAATTTTATTATATAATTTAGTACCTAAATAATTTTGTATGTGTACTTGTTGAGCTTGAAAAATATATTGTGTATATGTATCAGGGTCTACATTACCATTTAAAATAGTATGTTTAACTAAATCGTTTGTTGTTATGAATAGTGCTTTTGCCATTTCTTATTAATTTGTGTATCCCATTTTATCCCAATACTCTTTTGTGTAACCTTTTGTAGGCATATCTGAAGGCTTCATAGAAACTTCTTTATCATTTCTAATTCTATATCCGTATTTTTCAGCTGTTGCAGAACTAATAGCTTTAGCATTTGGATTTGTAGGGTCAATTTTAACACCATCAAAGTTTGCATAAGTTCTTCTTAACCATTTATGATTGCATCTTGCTCCACCTTTGTAAAGCCATATATCATAAGTATCCGAACCTTTAGGACCAAAGCCTGAATTTACTACTTGTGTTTCCATAGCTACAATATCTTCTTTACGATATACTTTACCTGCACGTAACATTTTATTGCAAAACTCACGTTCACCTGATAAATCACCACTATAAACATATCTTGTAATAAATTGAACTCCATCAATAACTTTATCTTGTTCTTTATCTTTTATGTTTGGTCGAGCAGTTCCTGTAGAAGTTATAAATTTCCACATTTTAGATAATGTACTTTTCTTTTTATTATTTAAAGTATTTATTTCAGCATCTAATTCTTCTTCTGTATTGTAATCAACTTCTGTTTCATCAATTAAAAACCATTCATCACTTAATTCTTCGCCTTTATCAATTAACAAATCAGCAATAGAATCACTTGACATTTTAACACCTGTTTCTTCTTCAGTTGTTTCTTTGTTCATTCCTTCAATATCAACAAATTCTAAAGGCTGTATTGTTTTAAAATATAATTTTAATGATATACTATTAACTGCTAATATTTCATCAAGTGCATCAATTATTTCAAGTTGGTATGGTTTAATAACAATATTATCAAATAATAAAGTTGCAGTTTTAATTTCATCTGCATTATTACCTAAACCACCATCGCCTGTACGTATTCCTAATAACATTGGCGAAGTAACTCTATGACCTACAATTAATTTATCAAAACATTCTTTACTTAAATATTCGTAGTGTGCAGGTGCATCGTTTAATGGTAAATCTTCAACAGTAGTTTTAGATTCTGCATTAGCGTTAAAAGCTATAATAACTTTTTCACCTCTTGCTCCTGTTAATTTACCCATTACATCACGCTTCATTTTATCACGCATTTCTTCAGAAGGAATACCATTATTGAAGTTGATTACTTTTGTACCACTAAATCCGTTTTGTACATCGTTAAT